CTTCATATTGCATCTGATACTTGGCTTCCCAATAGTTACATTCTCCTTTTGTCTTACATAGTTTCAATATTATTCTTTCAAAGTTGTCTTCGCCAAGTGTTTGCACATCTTCTTGAAGAACTTTGTTAGAACCCCAATATTCTTTCCAGTCTGATTCTTTTACTGTTTTCTTGCGCCGTGTCTGCCCTTTGACTTTTGTACGGCGAGTGTTCTTGAAGAGTTTCTTACCGATATATTTTTTACCAGTGACATTGTTAGTAATACAGTATACAAAACCAATATAGTCATCAATAATGTCACTGTCAACTTCCTTGTTCTCAAATAGCCACATGATATAACTCCTTGTTCAGAAGTATATATCACTCTTCTTGGTCGTCTATATCAATCCAGTCGTCTAAATCGCCATATACTTCTTCACCACAAAACGGGCAAAACTTTGGATTACCAAATGTTTCTTCTGTATGATAGATTAATCTATAAGATGTCTCGCAGTAATGACAATGCTTTTTTTCTACTTCTTTTGACATTGTTATCCTTTATTCTTCTGTAAAGTGTGTTGTTGCAACTCCGCATTGTGCTAGAAACACAATACCATCACAACTTTTATAATAGTTCTTATAATACACAGTTTTGATACCAGCAGTATATATCATCTTCGCACAATCAATACACGGAGCATGTGTAATATACATCTCAGCATCTAAACCAGATTCATGTGACTTGGCCAGTTTAGCAATAGCATTTGCTTCAGCATGAATCACTTCTGGTTTTGTTTTGTGCGTTGTTATCGTCTGCTTTTCTGTCCAAGCAGGGTCGCCTGGCCCATATAAAATCTCCTGTTCAACTTCTTGAGTGATTTCATCTTCACACTCATTAGTCCAACCAGATGGCATACCGTTATAACCAATGCTAATGATACGATTGTCTTTGACAATGATAGCACCAACTTGAAGTCGCTTCGCTGTAGACAGAGACCCGAAGGTCTCTGCCGTTTTCATGTATGCATGTTGCCACTTAGAGAATTTCACAAGCACCACCCTGACAAGCCGCTGCACCCATAGTATCAATGTCAGTGAATGTCTTAGTCTGTAGCTGAGTGACAAAATCAACAGGCTTTAGGTTCTGCTGTATCTTTGTCCACTTGTGAAGAAGATAAACATCTTTGAGACAATATTCAGCCTTCTTTAGGTCACCCTCAAAATAGTTCTCAGCGAACTTCTTGAAACGACGAATCCAATCAGCCCTCATATCAGATAGTTCACCGCCATGGTCATGGTTCATCTTTGCGACCATAGTTGCTTCCCATAAGTCATTGAAACCCTTGCGAGTATCAACAATAAGACCAGCAGCAAATAGTGCAGCACGACCATACACTTCAACAATCTCTTCTTCAGTCATGACTGTTGTCATTGGTGCTTGATTGAAGTCCTTATCACCAGAGTCTGACAAGAAAGAAATGCCAGCGAAATAGTGACGATTTGCATATACATACTCTTCAACTTCTTTCCATTTGTTTGCTGGTACAGTTACTGTATTTGATACATTGTGACGAACTGTTGGGTCAGCACATAGTTTAGTATCAGTACCTGCTTCAACCCAGTTCTGTTGTACTAGCTTCACCTTATCAAGAAGATTTACACCAAGAAGTTCATTCTTGTATAGAGAACCTTCTTTAGAAATGATTGGAAAGCCAACAACGAAGTCTGTCTTACCAGCAGACCATACAGATTCTTCAATCATATATGGATTTGTTTCTGCAATCAACTGAGCAACTTCTGACTCTTTATTCATCTGGATATGACGAATATAACGAGGAGCATGTTCAGCATGAATACCAGAAGCAGTCTGTAGTAGTACAGATGCATTACCAGATGGCTTTACACAAGTTGTTCTGGCAGCAGGATTGATACCAATAAGTTTAGCAACCTGCTTATTCACCTTCTTGATTAGTTCTGCACCCTCACGCTGAATATCAGCATTCAGTAGAACATCAGGATTATTCATCCAGCCAGTGATAGAGCAACCAAGAAGTGCTTCACGCTCAAAGATACGCTTTGTTGTATCGGAGAGGTACTTGAAGTTGGTATAGCCTGCTTGTAGTGTACCCATGATAGAAGCAGCACGACAGGCCTTCATGAACTCTTCTTTAGATACGCATTTAGCACCATTGATTTCAGTCAAGTTGCAACCCTGCCATCCAGACTTACCATCAATCTGTGGGAACATGCCAATTTCTACACATGGATTTGTTGTATGCTCCTTGCTATCCACAAAGTAGAAGCCTGGCTCACCAAACTCACGAATAGACTGCATGAGAAGTGCGAACTGCTCACGGGTAACTTCATCACGCACAATGACGGCTGAGTTATTAGAACGGCCGCGTTGTGGGTTATCAATAAACCAGTTACCAGTCTTAGCTTTGGCCATCTCTTCATCGTCTGGAGAGAATAAGCAGATAGTGGCAGACCTGCGAACACCACCAGCTAGAACTGCATCAGCGGCGTGCATAGCAATGTCATACACATCAATAGGGCGAAGTCTCTTCTCACCCTTCAGAACTCTTCCTTGAATGAGATGTTCAATCTTGTCTAGCGCACGGCGAAGTGGTTCTGGACCAGGAGCCTTGAAGCCACCAGAAATCATAGCACCCTTTGGTCGTACTTGTGACAAGTCAAAATAAACCTTGCGCCCTTGAAACTCTGGATGAGTAGAACCACCATTGTCAAAATAAGATGACATGAGAACAGCTAGAGCATCAGCCCAGCCTTCAATGCTATCTTCAACAACCCAACCCTTGGCTTGCTTCTTTCTGTCAATGATATTTGGTAGATTTTCTACATGATGTCTTTGAACAGAGAAACCAGCACCAGCACCACAAAGCAGAATATAGAATATCTCACCAAAAAATTCTGGTCTATCAGCATATGTAGAGGTACAGTTATACATACGCATCTGATGCTTTAGTAGTTGCTCACCACCAAACTGTAATGCTCTCTGAGCACCAAGAGCATACTTCAACTTATAAAGAGACTCTGCCTCATCAATAAGTAGTGACAATTCTGGAGTCATCTTGTCTTTATAATATTCTCTATGCATATTCATTACACGGGTTACAGACTCTTCCCATGTTTCATATCTTTCAAGTTCTTCATCCCAGCGTGAATAACCTTCATAAAACTTTGTCTGTGAAAGTAGTGCTTTAGTATCTAGTTCTCTGTTGCTTAACATTTCTTTTCTATACCTCTTATTATTCTGACATTAGAACTGGGAACTCTTCTACAATCAAACCCCAGCACTCTTTAGCAATCATCATATGTTCTTTTTGTGTGCCATGGCCCATACGCAACTTGCAGTAATGGTACCATGACCGTAGTGTGCCAGCAGCATATAGGCGACTGACTGTATTTCCTTCTGGTAGAACAGCGCGAGCCTGTTCCTTCGCAATACCATTCTCAATAGCCCACTTATAGGCTAGTTTAGATTCATGAATAAGTTGCTCCTGCTTCATAGTCCATTGAAGACTCAACATTTCATCATTTGACTCAATAGAGTTTTGACGATTCTTGGCATCTTGTAATCGCGCTTCTCTTGTAACGAAACCCAAGTCATCAGTTGGATCAGCATACCGCTGAGAAAACTCTTGAAACGAAAAAGACCTGTGCCTCAAGAGTTGCCTTGCGATATCTCTGGTAGTCTGAATCTCAATAGTCAATGATACCATTTCCAAAGGTGACCAATGAGCATTATCAATCAAATACTTGACTAGCTTTGGTGCTGTCATCGTATTCATCTGGTTGCTTGGATTAGATACACGGGCAGTGTATGCAATCAAGTCATTAGCAGTCATAATTCCTAGATGGCGAAGTCTTCTAGATGGTTGTGAAACACATACTATTTCCGCTCTTGTCATACTTTTCTCCATTGCTCAAATTCTAACTTTGCTCTCAAATCACTGTGCGTGTTACTATCTATAATGCTCTGAGGATGAAGCCCAGCAAGTATCATATCATTGATATCTTTCTGTTCTATATCCTTAGGCCATAAACAAACATTATATCCCATTTTTATAGTGTTGTCAATATGTTTTACAATCTGTTTATTTCTAGGTTCATTATCATACACAAACACATAATCATAGTCTCCAACAATAACTTTCGCCTTAGTCAATGTCGCATCCATCATAGCAATAGAGTTATCTAGGAACATTGAATCGAATGGTCCTTCGACAACATATATCTTTTTGCTGAAGTCTATTTTGTTGAGCCCGAAGACTTTCTGACTTTCTTCAGACAACTTAATAGTTATATAGCGAATATCAGTTTTCTGGATTGCTCTACCTTGAAAGCCGATGAGATTATTGTCTTTGTCATAGAATGGAATGACGATTCTGGCGTCATTTTCTGGTAGATTTTTGTCGTTTTCTGGGTGTATTTCGTTCACAAAAAATTGAAAGTCATCTGTAAAATACAGTTCTGCATACCAGCTATGCGGTATCTTTCTACCATCCAGAAAAGTTCTCGCGGGATGATTTTTAGCTAGACTTTCAATCGTAGGCAGTTCAATTTTCTTGCTCTTGTCAAATACTGGCTTTGACATGAACTGACTGAAATCTGGCTTTGCTACATTTGAATGTGATTCGTTCTTGAAGCGTTCTAGCTTATATTCATCATATAAGGCAGGGTCAACATACTTGACAAGATTACCAATAGACATAGAACTACCGCAATTGTGGCACATATAGAATAGATTAGACTTCTTACGATAGACATAACCTCTTGCCTTCAGTTTGTTCTTCTGTGAATC